ACAAGAAGAAATGGATATGCTTCCAGATAATCAAATGGAAGATCAACATTTAGATTTTATAATTAATGAATCATTAGATAACGAAGAAGAAATGTATCTAATGGAACAATTACAAGCTGATGAAAGATTAAGCATGATCTTTGATAAGATTATGGACACAGCTACAGAATTTTCAGGATCTGGACCTGTTGAAGGTTTAGGTACTGAGGTCTCCGATTCGATACCTGCAAGGTTATCGGATGGTGAGTTTGTTATTACAGCTAAAGCTACGGAAGAAATCGGTGCAGATAATTTAGAACGCATGATGAAAGACGCAGAAGAAGCTAGTGATAATCGACAAAGAGTTGCAATGGGTGGAGAAATCGAAAAAAAGGTAGACCGTTTTGGTAAACCTATTGATAAAGATTTAACCGCAGAAGAAATAAAAAGAAGCATGCTTTCTGTAAATCCACGATTGCGATAACAAACGATAGAGCTACCTTAATATTTAAGCCCTTTATCACAACATTAACCGAAAGGCTACCTTTACAAAAACAAACCCTGCATAAGTCGACATTAGCAGCCACTTTGTTTAGAAAGCCCTGAGTAGGAGTAAGATATGGCAACACAAGCAAAAGAAGCAAACCCTTATAACGCTAATAAGGATTGGCACAAGCAAGACGAAAAACAATTTGTATCTGCTGACGGTGCATTTTTTGAAGAACCTAAACCTAAAGTTGAGGCTCAAGAAGAAGAACCAAAGCAAAGTAAACAGAAAACTAAAGATAAACCTTATAGTAAACCTGATTACAAAAAAAGATATGATGATTTAAAAACACATTACGATTCTAAACTTAATGAGTTTAAAGTTAGAGAACAGGAACTACTAGAACAGGCAGCTAAAAATATGCCTCAGTATACAGCTCCTAAATCTGAAGAAGACTTAGAAAAGTTTAAAGAACAATATCCAGATGTGTATGAAGTAGTTGAAACTGTAGCACACATGCGTAGTTCAGAACAAACAAAAGTTTTAGAAGAACGATTGTCTAAATTACAAGAACGTGAAGCAGAGTTAATTGCTAAAGAAGCACATAGTAAACTGTTGGATAATCATCCTGACTTTGAAGATATTCGCAATAGTGAAGAGTTTCATGGTTGGGCAAAAGAACAACCACAGTCTATTCAAAAATGGATATATGATAACGCTAATGATGGAGATCTTGCAAGTCGTGCATTAGACTTATATAAACGTGATATGGGCATAGTTTCAGAAGCGAGTAAGCCTAAAAAGAAAAAGTCCAATAAATCTGCTGCTGATATGGTTTCAACTAAAACAACTTCAGTTGAACCAAAGCAGGATAAAATTTGGACTGAACAGGAAATTGCTAAAATGTCTATTGCTGAATTTGACAAGTACGAAGAAGAAATCGGAAAAGCAATTCACGAAGGCAGAGTAGTAAAACAATAACTTTTAATTTGATATAATGGAGAAGTAAAATGGCTTATAACCAATCAGATCAGTATTTCGAGCCTAGCACGGATACTAACGCCAACTTTGCTAACTCTGTCAGTGGTCAAACTAATTCGTTTTTCCTTCCTGCAGTCTACTCTAAAAAGGTTCTTAACTTCTTTAGAAAGGCTTCGGTTGTAGAAGCGATCACCAACACAGATTATGCTGGTGAGATTGCCGCTTACGGAGATTCTGTAAAGATTATAAAAGAACCTGAAATCACTGTGTACCAGTACGAACGTGGTGCAGACGTTACAGCAACTAAATTAACTGACCAAGAGCTTACTCTTGTAGTTGATACAGCTAACGCATTTAAATTCATCGTTGATGACATCGAAACTTCAATGTCTCATGTGAACTTTAAAGAAGTAGCTAGTTCATCTGCAGCATATGCTCTTCGTGATGCTTATGATGAAGGTGTAATTGCTACTATGTTCGCAGGTGTATCTGCTTCCAGTCCTAACCATATTCTTGGTTCTGACAATGCTACTGACCTAGCAGCAGGCACATTTGACGGAACTGGTAATCTTGACATAGGTTTTGCAGCAAACGAACACGATCCTATTGATGTTCTATCACATATGGCTCGTCTTCTTGATGAACAAAATGTACCAGAAGAAGGAAGATGGTTCTTAGCATCACCTGACTTCTATGAAGTACTTGCAAGTTCATCTTCAAAACTTTTGTCTGTTGATTACAACGCAGGTCAAGGTTCAATTAGAAACGGTCTAGTAACTTCTGGTAAGTTGCGTGGATTTAGTATGTACAAGTCAAATAACATTGCAAGCACAACTAATGCTGCTGGCAAATGTATTGCAGGTCATATGAGTTCTACAGCTACTGCTCAGACAATTACAAGTACTGAAGTAATCAGAGATCCTGATAGCTTTGGCGACATCGTACGAGGACTCCATGTTTATGGAGGAAAAGTACTTCGTGGCGAAGCATTAGTTTCTGCTTTCTACGGTATCGACTAATAGGATTCGGGAGGTGTAAAAACCTCCCAATCTTTTTTTAGAGTAAAATTTTATTAACACTAACTTATCTTTTAAAGATAAAGGAGAAAAAAATGTCAAACCCAGTATTTAAAATAAGAGATACAGGGCGCAACTCAGCAAGCGTTTTAGACGTACAAGATCTTTGTGATAATATTTGTACTTCTTGGACATCAGCAACTACAGGAACTATTGCAGTTACTGCTGACGCTACTTACGATGTTTCATTTACGCAGCCTGCTGATACTATCATAAGAAATCTTATTGCCATTCCTGCAGGTAACATTGTTACAGCAGGAGCTTCAGGCGATGATGTTGATTTTGATTTAGGTACTGCAGCAGGGGGTGGTCAAATTATTGATGAAGAAGCTATTCTTGATGATGGTGGATCAGCAGTAACTTGGGCAGCAAATGCACCTTTGTATATTATTCAAAACTCACACGGACACGCAGCTAACCAGTTTGTAAGCACAGCTACTACAGCAGGTGTAGTGGGAGGACCAGCAACTTCAGAAGCTATTGTTATAGCCTCTACTTTGTATAGTGCTTCTGCTCGTACACTATATGCTCGTCTTAAGCCACTAGCAAATAACCTTGCTACAGCAGCTACAACTGTTACTTATTTAGTTGAGTTTCTACATCTTGGCTCTACTCCTGACCAGTAGACATGCCACAGATAGGAAATGATAAAAATCCTATGATCCTAAATGGCTCTAGTAAGCCTAAAAGCACTAGAGTCTTAGGATTGTTAGGTAGCGCATATTCTGGCGAAGCAAAACAAAAGTATCTTAATAACTACGATAAAATATTTGGTAAAAAGAAAAAGGGTAAATAATGGCTACAACATATTTAACACTCGCTAATGAGACTTTAAGAGAGCTTAACGAAGTTCAACTTACATCTTCAAACTTTTCAGATGCAGTAGGAATACAGGCTTTTGTTAAAGAGTCTATTAATAGAGCATTAAATGATATAGCTAACCAAGAACCTCAATTACCTTTTTTTGCAGCAGCAGCTAGTGGAGAAACAGATCCTTTTTATGGTAACGTAACTGTAGCAACTGTAAAAGGAACTCGATGGTACACTCTTAAATCAGGAAGCTCTAGTATAACTACTGATTATGCTTCTATAGATTGGGATGATTTTTATATTACAACAATTAGTGTGTCAGGTGAATCAGCTCCCTATGTTTCAAGAGGTTTAAAGTTTATATCTTTGTCAGATTGGAGAAGATATTTACGAGATTCAGAAAATTCAGATGATGCAGACGGTCAAGTACATGGAGAACCTCGTTATGTTATAAGAAGTCCAGATCATCGTAAATTTGGATTAAGTCCTATACCAGATAAAGTATATAATGTTCATTTTTATGCTTATGCTAAACCAACTGCTCTTTCAGCACATGGCGATGCTATTATTCTTCCTGACCAATATGCGCCTGTTATATTAGCTAGAACACGTTACTATGTTCATCAGTTTAAAGAAAACTTACAACAAGCAGCTTTTGCACTAGATGATTATAAAAAAGGTATGAAGTATATGAAGTCTAATTTAATTAATCCACAACCAAAAAGTATGACAGACGACAGGATTTATTTCTGATGGCAGCTTCACAACCTTTTTCAGTAGCGTTGCAAGGAGGTTTAGATAAGTCTAGTAATTCGATAGAACTTTTACAAACTCCGGGAAAAGCAACAAGATTAAAAAACTTTGAAGTCTCTACAAAAGGCGGATACAGACGCATTAACGGTTATTCGCAGTTAGGAGATGGAACAAGACCTAATAGCTCTAATGAAATATTAGGTATGCACGTTTACGCAGACGGAGTAATAGCTTGTTCAGGAACAAATATATATTTTAGCCAAGATGGTGATAGTTGGTTACAAATAAATAAAGCAAGTGTTGCAGGTGGAGGAGATAACTACAGCACCTTTACAGGTCGTAGTGCTTCTGCAAGAACTTCACAAAGTAAAGCTCATTTTGCTACTTTTGAAGGAAATACAGTATATGGAGAAGTTATTATTACTGATGAAGGTTCTGGAGTAAAACCTTTTTACTTTAAAATGACAGGAACAGATTCTTCTTTAAGTAATAGAACTTTTTTTGCAAAAGAAATAACAGTAAGCGGAACACATTATCCAAAATATTGTGTGATCCACGATAAACATTTAGTGGTTGCAGGAGCAGCTACAGCTTTAAATACTATATTTTATAGTGGCACAAGTGACATAGACGATTTTACTTCTACAGGATCAGGCAGTATTGTACTCGATGATCAAGTAGTAGGGCTAAAATCTTTTCGTAATGAATTATTTATATTTTGTAAAAACTCTATATATAAACTGCAGAATATAAATAACTCAAGTACGATAGCTATTGTACCAGTTACAAAAAACGTAGGTTGTGTAGACGGTAAAACTATTCAAGAGTTTGCAGGTGATCTAATATTTCTTGCTCCCGATGGTTTTAGAACTGTTGCAGGTACAGCAAGAATAGGTGACGTTGAATTAGGAACTATAAGTAAATCTATACAACCTATTATAAATAATATTTTTGATAGTGCTACTACTTATGAATACAGTAGCGTAGTTATTAGAGATAAATCTCAATATAGGTTTTATTATAGTGCTTCAAATGCTTCAACAGCTAATTCAAAAGGAATTATAGGAACTTTAACTCAAAGAGGTTTTGAATGGGCAGAAGTACAAGGAATACAAGCTCCTGCAGTAGCTTCTGGATTTAATTATTCAGGAAAAGAAAAAATATATCACGGAGACAGAGATGGATATGTCTACAACCACGATACAGGAAATAGTTTTAATCCTGCAGGAACTGAAACAAATGTACACGCAGAGTACCAATCACCTGATTATGATTATGGAGACTTTGGAACTTTAAAAACTTTAGATCACGTTAAAGTTTCTGTGTTTCCAGAAGGATCTGTAGAGCCTACACTTAGAGTTAGGTTTGATTATGATAGTACAGACAGGCTTCAACCAACAGATGTAGGAATAATATCAGCAACCCCTTCTATATTCGGAGACTCATCAGCAGTATTTGGTACAAGTACTTTTGGTGCGCCAGAACAACCTTTAGTAAGAGCTACATTAACAGGAAGCGGACATAGTAATTTCTTTAAAATATTTAGTAACGATACAAATGCTCCTTACACAATAAATGGATTATACATAAATTACAGACCATCGGGAAGACAATAACAACAAAGAGAGAATTAAATTATGGCTCAAACATATACCAGACAAAGTTCGATAGCAGACGGAGATACTATAACTGCTGCACTTTTTAACAATGAATACAATCAGCTTTTAAATGCTTTTAGTTACTCTTCAAGTAGTGCATCATCTACAGGACACAGACACGATGGTACTGCTGGACAAGGTGGTAACGTACATACTATAGGGGATTTAGATTTTCTTAATAAAATTGTTGTTGATAGTACTAATAATAGATGGGGTGTCTTTGTTGAAGTATCTTCTGCAGCAGTAGAACAAATAAGAATACAAGACGGAGCAATAGTACCTGTAACAGATAACGATATAGATTTAGGTACAAGTTCTTTAGAGTTTAAAGATGCTTACTTTGATGGTACAGTTACTACCGATGCTCTAGTAGCTGATACAGCAGATATAAACGGTGGTACAGTAGACGGAGCTACAATAGGTGCAAATTCAGCTACTACTATTGTAGGTACAACTATTACAGCTAATACAGCTTTTGTTCCAGATGCTTCAGATGGAGCTGCTTTAGGTACAAATGCTTTAGAGTTTAGTGATCTTTATCTAGCAGATGGAGCAGTTGTATACTTTGGAGATGATCAAGATGTATCTCTTACTCACGTTGCTGATACAGGACTGCTTCTTAACAGCACAATGGCTTTACAGTTTAACGATGCTTCACAGTACATTAATGCTCCAAGTGCTACAGTATTAGATATTAATGCTACAGATGAAATTGAACTTAATGCTACTTTAGTGGATATAAACGCTAATGTTGAAGTTTCAGGAACATTAACAGTAGCAGGCGCAGTAGACTTTGGAGATGCTGCATTAAGTAATGTAGGTGCAGTACAGCTTGATAGTATTGCAGGTGACGGAGATACTAATACTTCAATTACATTTAGTGGATCAGATGTAATAACTATTGCAGCAGGAGGAGACAATCAAGTTACATTTACTAACGGAGCTATTGTACCTTCAACAGATAATGACATAGACTTAGGAACAAGCTCAACAGAGTTTAAAGATGCTTACTTTGACGGCACAGTTACCACAGACGCTTTAGTTGCAGATACTGCAGACATTAATGGAGGTACTGTTGACGGTGCTATTATTGGTGGTGCAAGTGCTGCAGCTATTACAGGTACTGCTATTACTGGTACGAGTTTTGTAATTGGAAGTGCTGATATAAATGAAGCAGAACTAGAAACTATTGATGGAGTTACTGCAGGAACTGTAGCAGCTTCAAAAGCTGTAGTTGTCGATTCTAATAAAGACATTGGAAGTTTCCGTAACATTACTCTTACAGGAGAACTTGATGCAGCTACATTAGACATTAGTGGTGACGCAGACATAGACGGAACTTTAGAAGCTGATGCTATTACAGTAAATGGCACAGCTTTAGCTACATTTGTTAGAGATACTGTAGGTACTAATATGGTTTCTAGTAATACTGAAAGCGGTATTACAGTAACTTATGATACAACAAATGATAATATAGATTTTGCAATAGATGCAGCTCAGACAACTATAACTTCTATTTATGCTACAGATTTAATAATGGGAGAAGACTCTCAAACTGCTATTGATTTTGGAACAGCGAATGAAATTGATTTTAAAGTAGATAACGCAGCTCGATTAACATTAACAGCATCAGCACTATATCCTGTAACAGACAATCAAATAGATTTAGGAACAAGCTCTTTAGAGTTTAAAGACGCATACTTTGACGGTACTGTAACATCAGATGCTTTTGCAGGACCTTTAACAGGTGATGTAACAGGTGATGTAACTGGTACGTCTTCTAAAGTTACAGTATCTGATAGCACAGCAAACACTAACTTTCCTGTTGTGTTCCACGATGAGTCTGATTCTTTATTAGACGATACAGGAGCTTTACGATATAACCCAAGCACAGGACAACTGTTAGTACCTAATCTTACTGTTGCAGGAACAACAACAACTGTAGATACGGTTACAATGGAAGCTTCTAATGCAATTATTTTTGAAGGTGCTACAGCAGACGCACACGAAACTACGCTTACTGTAATAGATCCTACAGGAGATAGAACAATAAATCTTCCTAACGTATCTGGTACGCTTCCAGTATTAGCGGCTACATCAACTACTCAGATCAGCTCTACACCAGAAGAACTTAATATACTCGATGGAGTAACTTCAACCGCTACAGAACTAAATCTTCTTGATGGTTCTTCAGCAGGTACAGTAGTCAATTCAAAAGCTGTTATATACAGCTCTGATGGTGATATTACTGTAGGAGATAATCTTGCTTTAACATCGGATTCGGCTGAAGTAACTTTCGGAGCAGACTCTGAAGTTAAAATAATACATACTGCTGATACAGGTCTTATATTAAAACATACAGCTACTGCAGATGATAAGCCTATTTCACTTACACTTCAAACAGGTGAAACAGACATAGCAGCTAATGATGTTATTGGTAAGATAAACTTCCAAGCTCCTGATGAAGGCACAGGCACAGATGCTATATTAGTAGCTGCAGGAATACAAGCAGTATCAGAAGGTGACTTTAGTTCTTCTAGTAATGCTACAAGATTAGAGTTTATGACAGGAGCTAGTGAAGCTGCTACAAGTAAAATGAGCTTAAGTTCTGGTGGAGTATTAGACGTAGATGGTGGTATTACTGTTGACAATATAACTATTGATGGCACAGAAATAGACCTATCAAGCGGTGATTTAGTTATTGATGTAGCAGGAGATATTACTTTAGATGCTGGTGGTGCAGATATTAACTTTAAAGATGATGGCACTTTATTTGGTGCAGTTTCTAATGTATCTAGTGATTTAGTAATGCAATCTTCTATACAAGACAAAGATATAATTTTTAAAGGCAATGATGGTGGCTCTACTATTACTGCTCTTACTCTTGACATGTCTGGCGCGGGTTATGCTAGTTTTAATGACGGAATTACTTTAAAGAATGGCATATTTATTAACAACGCAGATGCAAGTGCTACATCAGGTTATCTATATAACGATTCAAATGATTTTATTGTAAGAAGCTACACTCAAGATAAAGACATTATCTTTAAAGGTAATGATGGTGGCTCTGTAATAACAGCGTTAACTCTTGATATGTCAGATGGTGGTACAACAATATTTGGTGGCTGGGCAAAAATGGCAGACAGTAATAGGCTTGTTTTTGGTGCTGGTAGTGATTTATCAATATACCACGATGGCTCAGATTCATACATAGTAGATGGAGGTACTGGAAACTTATTGATACAAGGTAGTGATATTTACTTTGGTGATACTAGTAGTAATCATCATGGTAGATGGAATATGAGCACAGGATCCTTGACTGTTGGCACTACAAACGCATCACAAGCAGCGGGAGCGGGTGTCAAATTACTTAATGAAAGCAGTTATGGAAGATGTTTTTTAGTAGGTAGTGGCTCTAGTGGAGAGGGCTTTTCAATGTACGATGGAAGTGCTTATAAATTTTATGTCACTTATGGTGGAGTGATTAATGCTACTACTACTACTGTATCTGGAATTTCAGACGAAAGACTCAAAGAAAATATAAAAGACTTAGATCAAGGGTTAGCTGATGTATTAAAGCTAAAACCGAGAAAGTTTGATTGGAAAGAGGGTGAAGGATCAGGCGAAAAGAATGTATCTGGTTTTGTAGCACAAGAAGCTGAAACTGCTGGATTTGGAGAGTTTGTTGGTGACTGGAAACACGACACTTTATCTGATGCAAAGTCTTTCGGTCAAGGTGGGTTAATACCAGTTTTAACTAAAGCAATCCAAGAACTAAGTGCTAAGAACGATGCACTTGAAGCACGAATAAAAACATTAGAGGACGCATAGAAAATGGCAATAACATACACTTGGAAATGTGATGACGTAAAAGTTAAACCAAGTTTTAACAGTAAAACTGATGTGATTTATTCAGTCAGTGCATTACTACTCGCAACCGATTCCGACACTTACAAAAACATAAACAATAAAGCAGTACCTTATCGTAAATCTTCAACAACATCGGTTGAATTAGATACCTCTGATTTATCCAGTTTCAAGGCATTTGCCAGTGTTACTGAAAGCGATGTTGAAGGTTGGGTTACTGCCACATTGGGATCAAGCACAGTAACAGCTATGAAAACCGCATTGAGCGATGAAATTACTGCGGCTAAAAATGCTAATTCAGAAAACAGGACAATAGGTTAGGAGATTACCTTAATGTCTCAACAAACAGAGCAATCTTCTGAGGACTTTGTAGCCGAACAAAGAAAATTAACAGAGTTAAATTCTGATGGTCAGAGTAAAAAACATCCTATAGGTACGGAATAATGGATTTAGAAATGTGGAATATACTTTTAACTATTGTTATAGCTCCAATAGTTTATAGCATACGACAAAACTTCGTAGAGCTTAAAAGAATTGATGTGCTTTTAAACAAGACGAGAGAAGAAGTGGCTAAGAACTATGTTACTAAAGATGAAATGGAAACAAGTACGGATCGTGTTATTCGTATGTTAAATAAACTTGAAGCAAAACTTGACAAGCTTTTTGAGGTTAAAACTAATTAGGAATTACTATGGCAAGGAAAAGATATAAGAAGAAACGAGCAGATTATCGTAAAGGTGGCAGAGTTAAATACGCACATGGAGGAAAACCAAGTCGTAGAGATTATCAATCTAATGATGAATATCAAATAGCTCTTGAACAATGGAGAAACGATCCTGCACATCAAGGAACTTCTAAAGCTCCTGTAAAACCAATGGTTACTCCAACTGCACCTGTGCAACAACCTGCGCCACAACCTACAGCACCTCAAAGAACTACACCCTTTAGAGACTTTAATCCTGCTGATAGAGATTTATACGATACTACTATTCCTATGCCACAGACTACTGTAGCAGCTCCTAGAGGTAGAGTTCAACCTCAACCTTCAACGATTACACAAAGAAT